GGACGCGCCTACGTTTAAAAGCCATAACAGCAGCTTGTCGCCTATGGCATCGATCGACAGAGTTGTTTTTGTGTCTACGTTGATGTTGTGGGAAGAAGCAATTTGTACCAATGACGCTTCAAATTGAAGCAGGTCATCAAGCGTAACAATACCGGCATCCGTAAAGAGAGCCATAACTCACTTCTCCGGCTGGCCGTTTGGTCTGCGGTTGCTTCCGCCGCTTAGCCGCTCAGTGATATAGGCTATCTGTAGCCGCTTGGCCGCCTCGGCGCGTTCGGCGATAGCTCTTGCGGCTTGTTGCTCTTGCAGGAAACGCTCACGTTCTGCTTCGGTGGCAAGAACAGCCCGTCCTTCAACGATCAATCTGGCGGCGGTAGCGCGCGACACCTCGGAGATCGTGCCGTTCTTTCCGCCATCCGCGGTTTCTAAACTGCTTACAACGGGATACTCATCGGACAAGGTGGCCTCGACCTCACGTATTTTTCGAAAGTATTGTCTTAGGTCCATATCGCATTCCTCAAAAAATAAAGGGGAGCGGTAAACTCCCCCTTGGCAGATCTAATAAAGGTGACTAGCTATTTACCTGAACCGCAAAATTATTCCGCAGCACGCCGCAGCCATATAGGACGTCGACGGTAAATTGCTGGGATAGCGTATTCGGTTGATAGCTCATAACGATTCGGATACCGAAATTCCCCATCTCGGCATACTCCGCTACTGCGCCCGTACCGGGTAAGGGTTGTGGAAGCCGGCGGATGACCAAACCCAGAGCATCGCGGGTGAACGCCAGATTGTGCGTATTGGGAGTCGCCGCTCCCGTCACCGGCACAAACTGTGAACGGAAGATGAAGAAGTCTTTCATCTTTCCGACGTTTCCTTCTACTAGCGCCTTCAAACCAGCCTCGCCCGACGAATAGTATTCGCTAAATCTCGGGATCTGGCGGATCTGAGAGTACGTGTTCGAATCGACCACGAGGTATTTAGGCGCAGTCGGAGGAACCTTCGCTGCAAACAACGCCGTTTCGGCGGCGTCGATAGTCGCTTCGGTGATCGCGGTGGCAGCCGCGCCCACCGGCGCATTGGCGGTGAACTGGCTGTACAGATTCAATAAGTCGCGCTCGACCCGCTCGGCGATAGCGATTACGGCCGGCTGCATATATGCCTTTAGCAGCTCGGGGAACGCCAGTGCTTTGGTCACATCGGGAATCTGAAACGAAGCTTCCGCGTGTGTATTAAGAACGATCTGAGCATTGCCCAAATTCGGATTCTGTGGCGTGACCGTACCGCCTTCAGCGATGTTGTTGGCAACCAGAACTGGAGGAATCGGAATATTGACCGTGTCGCCTGCGTGTGCCAGCACAGGTTCGTAATCACGATTTACCAGGTTACCCATGACGAGATTTCCCATCAGGGCCGGCAACGCATCCGCAGCTACCAACTTAACGATTGCATTTGCCAGATTGGCAGATGTTATTGTTGACATAATCTCCTATGTGATTGTCACGACATGTTCTTGCGTCGTGATTTGTTACTATCGGCCTACCTTGCTGAGCCGACTATCGTACGCTCCACTAGCAATTCGGAGCATCAAAGGAAGGTCCGTTAGCGCTACGCACCGCGCAGCGCCTGGGACGCAAGGCGTGAAATCTCTTTTCGAACTCGTTCAAGGTCTTCCTTGTTCATGCCGGGCTTAATCTTGTCGATCTCCACGCCCGGTGCAGAATCGGAATTGCCGCGCAGAGAAATGTGGGCGCCGCTTCCGCCGGAAATTCGGGCGGGTAAAAGCTCCGGATTTTCCTGTACGAAGCTCGCCAGGTATTCCTGCAGCGGCTTGCCTTCCGGGCCTTTTGCCTGAAGACGCCCGTCTTCCGCCCGTACAATATCGTCCTTGACTGCCTTGAACGCGAGATCTATCTTCGCGACTCCCAGTCGCTGAAGCTCGCTTCTAATCTGAGAATTGCGGTCCGCCTCGTCTGCCGCGGCCCGAGCTCGTCTGTTCTCTTCCACCAGTTGATTCAAACGGCTTTCAAGGCTCTCGCGCCTTTTTCGTTCGTCCTGCAACTGTGCCTGATAGGCGGGCTCGGCTTTGCGTTGTTCCGCATTTACAAATTCTTCAATTGCCTGCCGAACGATGTCGCGAACATCCGGGCCGCTATCGGAATTCTTTTCTGTTTTCGTCTGGTCTGACATGAATCCTCTCAGTTTTTAACCTGTGCGCTGATCTCGCGCGCGATTTGCTCCTTAGTCTCCTGTCTGGCTTCGCTTAGGTACTTGAATGCCAGCCGTTCAAAGATTTGCTGCTTAAGCGTCGGCGAATCGATACCGGTTTGAAGCAGCGCGGTCGCCTGCTGCAGTTCCGTACTGAAGTCGCTGATGTCAAGCTCATCCAGGCCGGAAACGGAAACCACTAAATCATCCTGCCGGGCGTCGCTAATTGCCATTGCTACCGCAGTTATCGATTCTTTGATCAGAGCTCCGTATCCCCGCAGGACTTCCTGCGTAATTGCAAAATCCAATTGTTTACTTAGAGCCGACTGTGCATGGCCGCCTGTCATCTCCCCCGATGCCTGCGACAAATAGCAGACTCTGTAAATCTCTTCTTTAAGAGACTCAAGATTCTGGGCTGCAATCTGATAGACTTTACCGTCGGGCTCCGTCCATCCGAACTTATCGCCCGGACCTAGTTGAATGAAGTAACTCTCTCCGACAATCTGGTTCCACTCGCGATCGGAGTAAATAACGGGCATTGCAAAGAGGCCCATCGTAATTGCCCAACCGAGTGCATTTGATTTGTTAAAGTGTTCAAGCTGTAGATTTGCTGCTTTATTCATCAGCCACAGCCCCTGCGTCAGCTTGAGAGTAATCAACGGCACGCGGCCAACGCGTGCCAGGCAGTGTGTTCCTTCAGCTAAGAGCTGGATATTTTGCGGTTTCTCACCGCCTTCAATGCGGCGGTAGGTTCTGTAAAACTGTTTGTCGTAGTAATACCAATAGGTTTCTTCGACGGTGTCAGATGAATCTACACGCGGTTGGCGGCGCATTTTGCGCCTGAGTACGATCCATTCATACTCGCCGCGCTCGTCGCAACTCCAGTTGATAAGATCTTCTGTCTCGAATGGAACCAGAAAAGCGCGTGAAATTCCTTCTCTGTCTTCCTCGGCGCGGGTTTGAGGAGTTTTTGACGCTCTGGGGAAATCAAGTAAAATGTGGCTCGCCCCAAAGATCAGCGCGTCTGTTAGGCGCTGGCGGAAGAATGTCGACAACTTCGTCCGCCTTCGATCGCAGTCATCGGCGAATTCCGCCAGGAACCGGCGCCCGGAGTCCAATCCCTGTTCTACGTGCACAGTCGGTTCACGCCTGAATAAGGTGGCGGCGTACCAATCGATGATGGAGCCGATGTAGTTCTCGTAAAATACACGATGCAATCGCTCGCTATATACGTCTAATGGCTCTTTCTGGCGGCGAAGAAGATAATCCGCCGCGCGCATCTTAAACTCGTGGCCGCCCGCATATAGATCGCGATACATCCGCCACATGAACCTGTGGCGCTTATATTCCGGGTGTTCCCTGTCGATGTCCGTCATCTTTGCCCCTTTTCGTTCGCCTTAGAACAGGCGCCGGTCCATCTCGCCGGCCCTCGGCTTCTCGGAAAACAACTCCCAAAGCACGTACCCCAGCGCATCCGAGGAATGAGTTCTGCGCGGATCGCGTACTTTGTCGATTACTCCGGAATCCGGTTTAAACATCACTTCTTCAAAGTCCTTAATCAGCTGTTTACAGCGAGGATCGACTTCCAATTGAACTTCGCCTAGAGCGTTTGTGAGCAACGCATTCACTTTCTGCACCCGGCTCAGTACCGGAGGATTGCTGAGTGGCACTCGCAAACGCACATTCCGGAAACCCGCGCGATGCAGGGACGCTTGTATCAGGCTGTAGTCCGTCTTTCCGGTCGTATGCATATTCCTGCCGCTCGCGTCCCCAAAGACTTCAATGATGCCCGGGTGACCTTTGTACCTGTTTTCAAACTCGAAGCATGCCTCTTCTGTCGTGGCCCTATCCAGCACAACTTCGTCAATTACGGCTAAGCGCGAATCGCTCCACTGCAACACCACGGAAGACATCGGAGCGACGTTA